AGAACTGACATACCAGAACCTTCAAAATCATAATCTCTAAACTCATCTTGTTGTGATAAAAAGTTTTTTAGATTTGATTTTATACCATCAAAGTCTAATTCTGATATTTGTAATTTAGTTGCCATATTATCTTAGTCTTTCTAAAAATGTTTCTACTTCAACCCTCTCTGGATGATTGATTACAAAAAATGATATTGAAGCTCTGTATCCATTTCTATCCACATCTGGTTGAACATTAAGTTGAACCAATCTACATCTTGGTTCATAATTTCTAATTAATAAATCTATCTGTTTTGAAATAGCATGATTAATTTGTGGAGTAATATTTTCAAATAACATCGCTCTTAAATTTGATCCTATTTCAGGTCTAAAAGGTTTTTCATAATGATTAAGTTTGATAAGATTACGCACACTTCTTTTTACAGATTCAATATCAGTAAGTGTTTGAATATCTTTTGTAGCAGAATTGATTTGAAAATCTAAATCTAAATCTTTATATATTCTTGCACTTCTTAAACTATTATTTGTTTGTGTGGCGTCATATCTTGACATTTATAATCTCCTTTGGTATATTTATACCGTTATCCAGCAGATACGTTTCCTGACCCACCAGTCATAGAACCTAAATCAGCGGAGTCACCTATTCGAGCAACTAACTTACCTTCACAAAATACTCGTTTCTTACTTCCTGCATTTACAGCTGCAGTATGATTAGCACAGGCAGGTGAAGGTGGAAAAGGATGTGCCACAGTTGGGTCGGTCACTCTTGCTATAAGTTTACCATTAGCCTTCACCGTGCTTTGACCTGGTGTAGCAAGTGTTGAAGTTGTTGCACAAATATGACCTGTTGAAAGGCTATCTCCTTTTCTACTAACGCCTTGTCCCATTATTTTTTCTTTTTAGTTACTTTTTTCTTTTTCTTTTTTATAACTGGTGCTTTTTTCTTTTTAGGCTCTTGAATTTTCTTTTTTAAACCTAATAATTCTAAAATTTTCATATTAACTTACCTTTTTCTTTTTTGCCTTTCTAGGCGGTTTAGTTGCTTTGAAAGTATTAACTTTGTTAGGTGTTTTTGTCATGCCTTCAGGTGGTAAAACTTTACCTTCATCAATAAGTCTCTGTCTGTTCTCTACGTGCTTATCAGCTATCTTATCTTTGTTGCCACCATTGTAAGCAACAGCGTATCCTTCACCCATAAGTTTTGATGTAAGTGTATCACCATCTTGTAATCTAAAATCACCAAGAATACGACCAAACTTGCCTCTCATTTCTTCGTTACCATCACCTTTAACTTTAGATATTAAAACTGATTCGTTGCTAAGTAAGTGTTGTACTCTTTCTTTCGCAGCCATACCGAAAATCTTTTCGATAGGATCACTTGTTCTTGATTCAGGAGTATCAATGCCTATAATTCTTACTCTTTCATCATTGAGCCAGACACCAAAACCTAAATCAATATCGATATCAACGGTATCTCCGTCAACAACTTTTCTAATTTTGCATTTATACTCGTACATTTTAGTTTTCCTTTGTTTTTTACATAAACTATTTATAAGTGCTTTACAAAACCTTTAAAATATTGTATAATTAAAGAAAAATTTTATGATTCGAAAGAAAAAGAACAAAAAGAGAACAAAATCACTCAAACAAATCTTAGGAATGAAGATTATTCCGATAAAAAAAACAATTATTCCACAAAATCGCAGAAAATAAGGGGTTTTTTCACCATTTTTTTCTTGACTTTTGCTTTTTTTCGTGTTAGCTTATACATAATGAACAAAAAAACGCAGAAAATAAGGGTTTTTAAGACAGCGACAGAGTGCGCCCCTAAATTGTTGAAAAATAAGGGTTTTATTCCTTGGAATAATCCATTTTTTTCTTGCAATATGCTTTTTTTCGTGTATAATGGACACATAATCGAAAGGATATAATACATTATGAAATATCAAGACCTTATGCAAGTTGTTAATGCTGTTAAAAGTATGAACAATAAAGAGTTAAACTTAATCGTTGACGCTATAAATCAGAATCGTAAAAAGGCTTCTGTTCTTTCTTCTACAAAATTTCATGTAGGTCAGAAAGTTATGTTTGGTAGAATGAATAGTGGGCTGCAAAGAGTAGGTGTTATTCAAAAGATGAATCCTGCAAAAGCAGTTATTCAAGTTTATGATAATTCTACTAAGAATTTAAATAACTGGAGAGTACCTTACTCTCTTATGAAGGCGGTTGCTTAATGACTGCCCTATTTTCAATCGTAGGATTTATTTCTATGTTATTCGCAGTAGGATCAATTGATGGTCCTACTCTAGAAACATCAGGCAATAATTGGGTCGGATGTTTTATTTTTGCAATCGTAGGAATCGTGTTTATGATTCTTGCATTAATTAATCAATCAAAGGAGTATAATAATGGGTAAAGTGAAAGCATGGGCACAAGATTGTGCCGAAGAATATTTAGATAGTTTAGAATCAAAAGTTAAAAGTAGAACTATCAGTATCGATCAGGCAGTTGACATGGCAAAAGAAGCTGATGTTAATTGGGATCTTATTGGTTTTGATGAGTTCAATTTTGAAGATGATTTATATTGCTATCTTTCAGATACACTAAATCATAAAAGTATGGAGGTGTTACAATAATGATTACAGTACAACCATCAAAAAATATTAAAGACGGTATCGCAAAATTGATTGCCGCTTCTATTGAAGATTACAATAGAGATACTAACAATGAAAAAATGAAAGAAGAATTTGCTAACTCATGGTCTGTAAAAGAAGGGCCAAAGTTTATCAAAGTTTGTGCTAAACATTCTGTTCATTCTTTCATAGTAAAGAAAGCATTTAAACATTTTAAAGAAGGTGATGTCTTGAAGGCTGCAAGTTGGAAAGCACCTGCATTAAATCAACCAAGAGGTAATGTACTACAAGGTAATTACCCTATACAATGGACTGGACCATTATATCTAAAGTAGAGAGGAGAGAAAAATGGCAAACGTAAATGAAGTAATGAATGAAGTCATGGCCGATAATATTGTAGAAAATATTGCTCAGATGAATCTTGAACAAAGAAATTTATTTGTAAACACATTTGTTAAAAAATGGCCTGACCTTGCTTCTAGTGTGTCTAATATGATTACACTAGAACAAATGGTAAAAGATATTAAGGAGAAAAAATGATTATTAAAATTGATGATGAAATAACTGTAAACAATAGAGGTAGTTTTAGATCAGGTAAAATAACTGATATATCTCTTTCACTATTGACAAATGATCCTGCTGGTGAGAATGGTATACAAACACAGATATACGATACCGACATGGGTTACAATGGTTCAATAGGTTATGTAACAGAGAATGGTGACCACTATTGGGCATACTTCTCACAGATTGAAAAGGACATATAATGATAGGTGAAGAAAGATTTATTACTGCTATATTAACACAGGCAGTTGAGGATGCTTCTTATACAGGTAAGAGTAAAAAGTATTTGAAACATAAAGTTGACGCTATGGATTGGTTACTCAATCAAGATAATGAAGATCATGATGTATTTTTAAATTACTGTACAATGTTAGGTTTATCGCCTTCTAGAATACAAGAAAAAGTAAGAACACATTTGAATCCAAAATTAACAATCAAACAAAAATCTATAATGAAAGGATTGCATTAATGCCAGTAGATTATAAATTTAATGAAAATAAAATAGTAAATGATGTAATGGATTATATTACTAAAACATATGATTCACATTATGCTAAAACTAAAAACTATCAGGCAACTGAGATTATCATAGACCAAGGTCATGGTACAGGTTTCTGTATGGGCAATATTTTAAAGTATGCTCAAAGATACGGCAAGAAAGAAGGTCGTAATAAGAATGATTTGATGAAAGTTATACACTATGCAATCATTCAACTTTCACAAGACCACTATCAAGATGATTCGCCTTTACAATCGCCTTTGATTGAAAAATACAAGAACTCTTGATTCGTGGTTCCAAGCTAGCTCAGGTGGGTTCTTGGAGGGACGCACATGAGTACTTATAAAAATTAAGATCCTCACTATGGGGGTGTAGTTCAGTTTGGTTAGAACGCTTCCCTGTCACGGAAGAGGCCGAGGGTTCGAGTCCCTTCACTCCCGCCATATCAAAAACGCATAATAGCTGTATAGGACTAACAACGCAAACCGATGGCAAAGTCATCTATATATTTGTATAATGAAAGGAATATTATGCAATCAATTTTTACATTTTTCACATCACTCGGTAAAGTTTTTGGTGGGTATGATCTTGGTACTGTGGATCCAAATCTTGTTCGCTACTACCGAACTGAATATGGTTCAAGGTGGGAAGAAGAACTTAACCACTTCTTATATAATCAAAATCAAAAAGAAAGAGATTAGTCCATGGTAAAAACAATATTAACTTGGTTTAAAAACTTTAACCTATACGAATCAAAAGAAGCGATTATCGAAAACTACTTATCAAAATCAACAGATCATGCTGATTTAGAATACAGAATGAGACAGTTAGATAATAATACATTTAACGGCAGAAATCACTCATTCTTGTATAGACACCTATATTAGACAAAAAAAGTATTTCATAGCCGCCGCCTAGGCGGTTTGTTGAGGTGCGTCTGTATGATAGTACCCCTCTTAATTTGAGAAATTAAATTCGTAGCCGATTACGATACCGTAGTTTTCTTCTTCGTGTTCGTAGGCAGGTGCAATAAAAATACCATCTTCGTGAACGAATCGCCACATTGGTACAAGAGGATAACCAGAGTAACCAGTTGTAAGACCATACTCCATATCCCAACCTCTCTCTACATTGTCAAGTGTTTTACCAAAGTATAAACTTACTCGTTCTTCGCTATTGTAATATGCACCATAGAGAATATCGTTTGACATTTCGCAACGAGCATGAGGATGTATTTGATTGTAGTCGTTTTCAAGACCAATGTGCATAGACAACGCTAGCATTAAAGAGAAACAAGTATTCAATTAATTATCGACTTTTGCACCAGCACGCCATTGAAAGCATGACCAGTATCTTGCTTTTGTCTTAGGTCCTGGATTATCACAATTATGTCTTGCACGAAAACTCTTTCGTCTACCAGGATCATCTCGTTTGATTTCCATACCAGGATAACCAAAACGCACTACTTTGACTTTATCGCCATCTTTCACAAAGACTTTGAATTTTTTAGTAGGTACTTCGTTAGTTCGTATCGGATCGTTTAACTTGACTTTCTTACCTTCATATTCAGCTTCTGTAATTTCTAAATCTTCGTATAGATTACAGGTCTCACAAATATAGTCGATACGCTCTACCTCTTTAAAACTTTTCATACTACTATTTATAACAGAAAATTTTTTTTAGATTTTTTCCTACGCTTTTGGCTGAGTTCCAACATAGACAAAGGTCTTATTGCAATACCCACAAGTAACCTCATTCGTCTTACCGATGACATAATATACAAGAGGGTGATCGCCATCAGAGCAACTCACCTCTCTTGTATGTACTACTTCTTTACCAGCCACCGTCATCATTTGCTATCTTGTCATTCACTTCTTCTAAACGATTATATTCGCTTCGATCCTGACTAATCATATAACACATGGCCTGTATATCTTGTATCATATTGTCAATCGCAGACTGAGACGCTTTTGGATGTCCATACTTCATTCTTTCTAACTCATCTGCCTTATCTTTGATAACTCTTATCTTTGATATAAATTCACTTATTTTGTGTAACACTACCCTTCCCCTTATTAAATAATTCTAGTTGTATATTCTTATACCTCGCTTGTGTTTCTTTCTTACTACGTCTATTATCTCTGAGAGACATCGCTTGTAATCTATCTTTAATTTTAAGTTTTTGTTTCTTGAGGTCTGTAATCAATTCACGATTATGATAATTCTTTCTTTCTAGATTCTCGATTTGTGTATCGAGGTGTCTGTGAAGAGCCGCAGCTCTAGAGTCCATAGTTCCCATATATTCTCCTTTTTCCAAAAAAAATTAGAATAAACTCTAAACGAGTATTGCTCAGTTTAGAGAGTACTCAATAATATTTAGTCGTTTTGGGAGTAGAGAGAGGGTAATGGCATAGAAGCATTTACCCTTTACACAGTCTATTTCTGAGCCTCTCTATAATGTATTTATCTATTTGCAAACAGATCCCTTACAGTAGTGAGACTAGACTGTCCTAGTTTAGTTCTATCGTGTTGCCGTTTATATCCTGCAGGTTTGCGTTCATCTCATGTTCGCCTGTAACACTTT